GTCGTTGAGCCAATGCGCGTCGTCAGCATCCAAATGACGATCCAACTCACCAGCGCCGACTTGCCAATACCGCGCCCCGACGCTATCGCCAAGCGCAGTACGCTTAGCGCCTCTGCCGTGCGGTTCTCTTTAATGTGATCGCCAAACTGACGCAGCACCTTGCGCTGCCATGCACGCGGCCCTTTGAACTGCTCCAACGGCGTATTGCGCTGCCCCCACGGAAACACAAACAACACGAACGCTTCCGGATCGTCCTTGATGTTCGCCGACCACAGCCGGCTCATTAGTAGCTGTTCGTCCTCCGCACTATAAATGGGCTTTTGCATTATTTTTTACGCGAATCGCGCAATTGATTAATTGGCATATCATAAGATTGCGCCGGAAAAGTTGCGCGGCGTTGCTCGGGGGTCAATAAGCGGCGGCTGGCAGTAGCACGGGCTTCAGCTTCGCCCATAAGCCGTTGATACATATTAAAAGCAACTTGGCCTACTTGCGCCTGTTGCTGTTCTTTTGGTAGCTGCATAAACGCGGGGTCATTCTCCAAAGTTTTGCGCGCGGCGGCGTAGAAATTAGACTCCAACCCTCCTTGCGCAAACCCTTCTAAATGCTGCACCGCGTGTTGCAATTCATGCGCGGTTGAATTTAATGCGGGGGCTTCTGTTTTGTACCGCATAGACAATTCAAACTTTGGATCTTTTGCCAACGGACTAAACGTCATAAGCCCACTTTGAGCCGAATCGGGAATCCAATCGGCATCTTTGTGAAGCGCCATTTTTGCGTTGGCAAACTCAGGGTACGCTTGCAACAATTCGGGGTGCGCCAATAAATCAGGCAACGGTTCTGCCGGAAGCGGCGCATACCCTGTTTCTTTGCTAATGCCGCGTTGCGTAAAATCTTTCTGAAACGCCATTGGCGCGTCGCTTAATTCTTGCCGCCATTCACCGTCTGGCCCGCGCCAAGTACCCCATTTGCGCCAGATTCTTTCGGGTGATATGCCTGCGCGTTCTTCTAGTTCAGCGTTCAAATACGCTCGTTGGTTCCAAGTTTTGGCCCTGCGGCCAATAAACATCCCAAGCGCATTTGCTGGCGCTGGCTTGGCCGCGCTCAAACCGACACCCCCGCCGCCCACCGTGGCAGCGACGTTCATAGCTTCTTCGGGCGTAACTTGCCCGCCGCCCCATGCAAATCCTGGCGCAACGGCTGCTTTGGCTGCTTGGTACAAAATTTCGGGGGCGATCCATCCTGCGCGTTTGTCGTAAAACGGCAGCAGCGTAGATCGTTCGGCGGCGGGATCTAGCCCAAACGCTTGCTGTACCGCTTCATCAAGGTTGTTAGCTTTGGGCGGGGCTAGGGTGTTTTTCGCCATGCTGCATGACCTGGGCGGCAAAGTTCAACGGCGACGGTAACACATCTTGCGCTTGACCCTCAATCACTCGCCCTTGCGCCTGCTCCAGCGCAGCCAAGACGCTGATCTGTTGGCGCACATCGACCTGCACCTGCTGCTTGGCTACCCAGTCGTGGCGATTCTGCAAGATGGCTAGCGCCGCCTTAGCGTCGCCTCCTCTTGCGGCAGTGCGCAAGTGCCCTGCCATTTCCGCCTCAGCGTCCGCCTTGCCCTTCTGCGCAGCCAAGGCGGCTAGCGGGTCAAGGTCGCACAAGCGTCGGTATTCGGTGGGCAGCATTCCAGCCGCCAGCGCCAACGAGTCGCCAGACAACCCCAGGCCGGCAGCGTCGTATATCGCCTTGAGGCGCGACTCTGTGGCCTTCAACGTGCGCGCAGTCAACGGCAAGGTTTCAAACGTCATGCATGGAGCATAGGCCGGTCAACACGCTATTTGCAAGTGTCAAAGATTCTTTGCTGCTTGGGTTTGGCGCTAAAAAAAAATTGTTTGTAGACCCTCCTAGTACAAAATTCCCAGTCGCTCGGCCCTCCCCCCCCCACATCTTAGCGTTGATCAATCAACTAGCAGCGCGCGGTTACCGGCTAGCAGCCGACAGCGCTCAGCAAGTCTAGCTATAGCTATTAGGTCGCGGCTCGTAACTGGTAGCTGGCAACCTGTGCCATTGGCGCTTAGCAATTCTAGCTATCCCAAAACAATAGGGCCCTTAGCAATCCTAGTCATTTTCAAAAGCTAGTGCTAAGTCATTGATATTTATAGGGTTATTGGCTTAACACCTGGTTCCTAGTCATGGTCTAAAACGAGGGTAAGTTACTGATAGCGCTAGCTTTTTAGGTGTTTTTAGTGGTGTTTTTAGCAATTCTAGCTATGACTATTGGGGTCGCGTCCTAGCGCCACGTATACAATAACTGTATGGATATACAGCATATTGTACTTTTTAAACTCTCATTAAAAACATAGCTAGGATTGCTGATTGATGCAAAAAGCCTTGTTTTCCCTGTCTCAAAGTCCCATGCCAAAACTGCTAAGCCACAGACTAGCAAATAGCTGCATTTGCTAAGGATTGCATCCAAACTGCTACCAATCCGAACACGATACTGTCAATTAATTGTTGACAGCCTACGCGCGCGCGATCACTATGCCTACACCGGCACAAAGCTGGCACAACAAAAGAGAGAGCTACGATGACTAAGGCACAAAAAAGAGACGTTAGCAGCGCGCGCCTAGCAGTGCAGATGGGCATGTCTGACACGGCAGCCCGCGGATTGTCGGCATCCATTCGCTCAGCTATGCGCAAGCGTGATGCTCAAGAGATGCACGATATCGCAATCGAGTTAGGCATCACTGGCGAAGCCGACTACATCGTGCAGGTGCTGGCGTGAGCCGCACCACTTGGCGCGACATCCTGCTATTCATCCTCCTAGGCGCGGCGCTTGGGGTCTATTTCATCTGTGGTCTTAGCAGTTGACATTGCCCTGGCCTACACTGTAAAAGAATATTTCACACTACAAGGAACTGCACTATGAACACATATGACAATCGCGCACCTGAATTGCCGCCCCGTTGCGGCTCGTGGGTTATTGTTTGCCGGCACACTGGCACGCCGGTACGCGAGACTTTTGATCGTAGGCTGGCAGATAGTGTGGTGGCACATGAATCGGATCGGTTCGAAGTGTTGACCGCTCTTGATTGGTTGCAGCAGTTCAATGCTACAGCCCGCAATCTCTAACAGTTGCCAACTAGAACCGCCTACGGGCGGTTCACTGGTGGCAATTGATACAACAAACAGTAAGGTAAACACAATGAAAGACACTACGTATAACGGCTGGACGAACCGCGCTACATGGTTGGTCAATGTTTGGTTCAATCCCGAGAGTGCCAGCGACGTTGACGCGGCACGAGAGACGCTTGAGGACGCCGCCGACGCTGTGCCGGATTACCTGCGCGACTTCCTGTGCCTTGATGAAGTCAACTGGGCAGAACTGGCCGCACACTTCGAGGACGACGCCGAGGACGAAGCGGCATGATCGACACCTACACGGCCGCTCTGGAGGCTCACGCCCTAGCAGTAGGGCGCGCGCAGCACGCCGGCGCACGGGCGCGGGAATCCGGCTCACGCCAGGACTGGCGCGCGTACACCATTGCGCTAGAAGACTTGGCTCACGCCCTCACGGTACTGGATCGCGCCCGGCCACGAAAGGAGACGACCGAATGAAAACTCCGTTTATCCGTTTTGCTTACGGCTTAGTCATCGGCCTTGCCATCATTGAAGCCATCGTAGGGGAGTGGCGCGTTGTTCTGTGCGCCGTGCTGGCCTTGATCATGTTCCGGCTCGCTACGCAAGGGGGCGAACCATGAAACCCGTATTTATCGGCAAGCCGCTTACCAATGAGTCGCGCGATCTTATTGTGAAACGCGCGCGATGCCTTTTTGAGATGGGGCCAAAATGGAAGCTACACCCAGATAACAGCGTTAAACGCCTAACACCTATGCCCCCATACCCGCCCCCGCCCTTTTTCGGGCCGGTCTAGCATGGGGTGGCTGATTCTGCTATTCACGGCGCTGTTAGCCGTGGCTCTGGGCCTAGACGACTAGCAAACAGCCCACCCTAGCCGGTGGGCTTTTTTGTGACCAATGAGAGCGTAGGGGGGCTAACCGGCCCTTCGGCCATACGCCGCAACTCTGACTTGCTGTAGCCATAACTCGCCACGTCCGGCGCGGCCCAGATCCATTTACGGGTTGTCAGTTCTTGGCTCATGATGCGCCCCATATCGCGCCAGCCGCATTCGTCCAGCGCGTGTAGCAGCGCCGGTTGCACCAGGCGCACGCCGTTCGGGGCCATGCCTTGCAGCCGATCCAAAAGCGCGTAAAACGGCGACGCAACCACGCCCAGGGCAAACTCCCCCACCCGCTGGCGGATCAAATCGACCAGCCACGACTCGGCATGGCTCATGCCTTGCTCAACAAGCGACAGCTTATATTCCGTCGCCATCGGGGTGGCTGCCGGGTCGAATGCCGACACGTCGCGCTGTGCCAGCCAGGACGCCACGCGGCCAGCGCCGCCGGCCCCATACCAGCGCCAGAGCGCCGCCGCCGCCGCGGGCGACATACGCGGGGCATTGCTGTACAGCGCGAACCAACGGCGATCCTGCGACTCCAGCATGATAGGAACCCTATCGTTAGAGAACGCCAAAACGAACAACCTATTGCTCATATCGTAGGGATGCAAGCCCTTACGATTGATCGATATCATTTCCGGCGGCGCGGCGATGATAGGTTTAAGGCGGTTGGCCAGCGCACGGCGGGCGCCAGCGTCCGGATCGCGCAGTTCATTTAAGACCAGAATCTCGGCCTCCAGCGCATAACCCCACTGCGACGACAAGTTATCCGCGTCCACCAGGCCCTTATTGACTGGCGGCGAGCCGCACACGGCCCAGATCAGCGGGTGCCACAAGGTGTCCTTGCCGCACCCTTGCGTACCGGCATGCAAAATGGCATGGTTAATTTTGGCCTTCGGGTGTTGCAGCTTGCAGGCCATCACGTCAAAAACATGATTACGCTCGGCATCGTTGGGAATCAGCAGCTCGGCGTGAGCCAGCCACGGCGTAATATCGCCAGCGTCAGACGGCAACGGCACGCGAGCATCGCGCCAGCGGTTGCCGTAGACCAACCCGTTTTGAGTGACCAACTGCCCCTCGCCAGCGGCATAGGTAATCCCCGCAAGGGTGCGCGCGCCCATTGCCTGCCTGTTTTCGTCGAAGCACACGGCGGCTTCAACTCGGCGCCCGCCGTGGATTGACGCGCACGGCGTAGCGCGAAACAGCGCGTTAAACACATGGCGCGGGAACTCGCGGCGCTCCACAAGGTCAAAAAATGAATCGTCGGACTCGATGTAGGCAAACCGCTGCCACCAATCCGCTTTGTCGGTTCGGCCAATCTCGCGCGCCTCAACTTGCGCGATTACTTCCCGAGCGCGGTCGGGGAATGCGTCAGACGGGGCGATTGCAGAGAGCGCACTGGTCATGGTCGCGGCTAGCAGGTCATCACGCAGGCCCGGTGCGTGCTTGGGGCCGCCTTCAGCGTCGACCCACTCCAGAAAGCGCCGTGAGTCCCAGTCGCCGCAATGCTCATGAAAGCACGTGTAGGCGCGTGTGACGGGCATATAACGGCCCATCGGGTTGCCGTCGCTATGCTCGGCGCAGTTGGGGCACTGCACCCCGTACCAGCCTTCAGGGTTGCGCTGCTCCAGCACCAACGCGGACGAATCCAGCCAGCGCAGCACGTCATCCTGTCCGTCATCGGCCACGGCCAGCCGCTGGCGCACGGCGGTATCGGCCTCGCCAGGCTCAACGCCCAATGCGGCACAAATGCCAGCAAGCGTAAACTCGCGGTCAACGTGCAGCTCAACCAGACGGGCGGCGAAGTCGCCCTTGCCGGGCTTCAGGTTCACCGAACCGGGCAGCCGGAAGTTACGCACGGCGTTGATTGCCCCGCCATCGGTGTATCCGGCTTGGGCAATGGCCTTGATCGCCGCGGCGAACTCGCCGGTTCGCGGTTGGTCATCAAGGCCAAAGGTATAGCCCCATTGGTAGTTATCGCGGCTGGTTTCGATGATCCATGTCGGGGCCAGCGGCGGCACTTTGGACTTGGTGCCGATGTCATCCAGCACTAGAAAGGCCACACGCTCGCAGTTGGCGGCGCTGGCTGACACTTGGCCCTCGACAAAGCGCGAGATAATGAAACAGCCGGTGTTGGCGTACCACGCCCCGCCCGCGCGGTACTTTTCCGGCAGGAAGGCAGGCCAGGTGCATTTAACTGCGCCGTCCTTGTGAAATTGCAGATTGCCGTCGCGGTCTTTGCGCGGCTTCTGGCGCACGAAAAGCACCGTCTCGCCCTCGGGGGCGATGTCGGCCAGATAACTTGCAAATTGGATTTGCTCGGACGTAAACTGGGGCTTGTTCATTGGGTTCCTTTGTTGTGATCATTCGGCCCCGCCCTCAACCGGCGGGGCTTTTTTATTTCCCGTAACGTTCCATCACCTTGATGGCGCTGCCCAGCGGCAAGCCAGCAGCCCATGCAGGCGCGGTATTCATCACTTGATTCATGCAGGCCACCGTCGCGTCAGCGTCGCCGGACGGGCATTCAACCACGATTTCGTCATGGATTTGGAGGACAACGCCATCCAACTGCCGCAAGCTGCCGCGCAGGATGTCGTTAGCGGCGGCTTGGGTGACGTTCTCGCAAGCCAGCCCGCGCCAGAGACGACCACGCGGCCACTCTTTGGCGTCAGCGGCGGGCTTCCAAGAGGCTTTGGCGTAGCTGACACCATCGGCATCCAAACGGGCGAAGGGATAGCAAAGGATACGGCCAGACGGCAGCGCATACCAGAGGTGTGTACCGTCAAACAGATACGTCACACGGCCCGCGGTAAACTCGCGGCCCTTGTGCCGCAGCGCCGCCGTATAGGCACGCTCCAGCGCCTCGCCGTGCTGCATGGCCCAGCGGTTGGCGTTGCGCCAGCCCTTGACGGCGCGCGCCACTTGTGCCTCAGACAGCCGCACGCCGTAAATGCGCCCGAAGGTCGTAAACGCACCAGGCCCACCTAAAAAGCCCAGCGCCAGCTCCTGCACTTTGCCGACCTGCCGCTGGTCATCAGTCACTACGTCATACGCCACGCCAAAGGTCGCAGTCGCGTTGACCTTGTACGGGTCAAGGCCAGAGCGAAACACATCCAGCTTGGCCTCACCCGCCGGGCAGTTGGACAGCCACGGATGCACGCGGCCTTCAATGGCTGACCAGTCAGCCACAACAAACACGTTGCCCTTGGCCGGTAGCATGGCGGGGCGCAGCATCCCTTTAAGCACATCGTTGATGCGCTTGCCGTGTGTCGGCACTAGATCGTGCCCGCGCACCATCGCACGGCGCACGCTGTCAGGATCCTTGGCGCACTTGCGCGGGAAGTTATGCACCTGTGCGCCGTAGCTGGACGCACGGCCCGTAGCCGCACCGCCAGCGAACACGAACGCACCGCGCACGCGCTTGTCTTCGGCATCAGCCAGCGCCGCCAGCCGCTTGAACTTGGCGGTACTGCTGGCCCACACATCGTCAGCGGCTTGGATCACAAGCGCCACATCGGGGGGCACTTGCGTAATGGATTCTTCGGCCAGCGCCAGCAAGTTCGCACGGATGCTCTTGGCGATGCTGTACTTGGTTACGCCATCCTCATGCACCAGCATGAGCGCCTTGGCATCCTCGCCCACGCGATCCAGCACCCACTCGCGCATCTTGGGTGAGCGCACGCTGGTCACAGCGCCTTCGGTTATTTCGACTACCTGCGCTTGGATGTCGGCCAACTCCGCAGCAGCGTATCGCTGCGCAGCGTTGCACAGTTCAGTATCGATCAACACGCCACGGTCGTTGATGCGCTCGTTCACATGGTAGTCGGCCAGTTCATCAACCGACAGATCGCGCAGCGCCTTGGACACCGCGCGCATGGCGC